GACAACTCTCATAGCCTGCACGATACGTGACTTTGACGGACCCAAAGCCTCTTGGGAAATATTTTATGCTTGATGCGCCGTCTACTCTATAGATGCGATCATGCTCTTTATCCACATAATAATCCGTATTTTCAACTAGAGTTGTATAGCTATCAGCTAATGAATCTCTTTCTTGAATAACGGAAACACTGGTTAGTGGAGATTCTGTTAAAAACAGTTCTGAAGTTAGGGAATCATAAATGTCAAAAGTTTCTACTTTATTAGTAATCGCATAATCTATTACTGCATTGCCAGTATAGGTTTTAACTAACTGACTGATAGCAGGAACTAAAGCACTAAGTTGATTATCGTCTTTATTGTGCTCTATTTTTTTATATCGTTTGTAATCTTTTATAGTAACTAAATCCATTTATAACCCCTAAATATCTGGGAGATAATAAAATCTCCCAGATTACCCAGCTTTAAGACGCTTTGTATTGTAGTCCCCATTTAGAAGTAACTGCATTGATCTTGTCAATGAAGCCAATTCTTTGTGAAGACACAAGTACTCTGCGTTGGTTAGCAACTTCATAGTCGCTTTCTACAGTCATACCTCTGAGACGTCCTTTTATGAACATCGAGGCATTTACTGCTATAGCATAGTATTTGCTGACAGCGGGAGTAGCGAACTCATCACACAGTACAACTGGTGATCCGTAAACCATTCCTACAGCTCCTTGAACTTTAGATGCGAGGGAATCGCCAACTAGGTTGACGTCCTGAAATTCAGCATCGTCCATTAAGTTAAACCATTCTTGTTGGTTAACTATATAAACTACATCTGCTGCATTTACACCATATTTACCCATATTTTTACGGGCGCCCAATAAATGAGCTGCTGTCAAAGATTCACTAGCGAATGCTGTTGCGGATTGGGTTTTGTGACCATCGCCATTAGCGAGAGTAACAACACCATCAAAGCATGCACCACTCGTTCCGAATGGTCCATCGCCTAGATTACCTACTAGGAGTCCTGATTCGATTGATCGAGCATGAGATCGAACCATTGATTCACGAATTAACGGAAGAATAGGCATAATAGCATCTTCTTCAGTTTCATTTCCAAGATAACTCATAGAAATAAGTTTCTTCGTGGTCAATGAGCGTTCTGTTAAATCAATACCTGCAAAAGGTGAACCATAAGTATCACCCCTTTCTTCTAAGTTACCGTGTGGGCTTGAGCCCGTTGCGGTTTGATTAGAAGTATATTCTGCGTATCCCGAGTCTGGTAAGACAGGGATCAACATTGTTGCAGCATTCATTGTAATTTCGTCAAACATAGGAGCGATTATCAGTTTGTTCTGAACATCTCTCCAAATATTTGTTGAAACTTCTTGCTCGAAATCAGCAGATGAAACGGCTACACCGGAGTGTGCGTTCTGTTTTTCTATGACAGATTTACCATAATCGGTATCTTCCATAGGTTTGCCTAACGCTTTACCTAAGAGCCATGCATCACCAATATCTTTAGAATTGTAAAAACCTTTTTTTCCTCCTTTATCGGAGAAGATTCTTTTAGATTCGCGAATATTCATGATTTCATCTGATTTTTCTTTCAGTTCTGCTTTCAGTTCTTCAACAACAGATTCTAAATTAGTATAACCTTTATTAACACGAGCTTCTAGATCAGAGACAAGTCGTTCTGCTCCTTCTGTTCCTGCTTTTACTATACTTTCAACTTCTGCTTTCTTTTCTTGAATTCCAGCTTTTATAACAGCTTCTTCGTCTGCGGCTTTTTCAGCCTCAGCTTCAGTTTTTGCTGTTTGTTCAGCTTGTTTCATTGCGTAAGCCGCAACTGCTTTTTCAGCAGCGTGCCTAGCAACTTCGTCAAGATCGAAATTTTCTGTATTTTCAGACATTTCTGTTTCCTTAACTACAGTCTGATTGACTGTTGCTTCTGGTGAATCTACAGTAGTAGACTGACCAGTTTTGACATAATTAGTCCTCCAATCCTGATAATCTTTATCAGAATCGAATGACTTAGCCACAGAGAAGGTCGCTGCTTGATTAGCGGGTACTGATACCACACTAATTTCAAACAATTCCGCGTCCTTGATTCTATAGCCGTCGGTTTCCTCATTATAATCAGCATCCTTGACTCGGAAACCAACACTAAAAGCTCCAAGAACACCTTCCTTAACTAAATCTCTAATTTTTCCTGCTGATTTAGATATTCTACCTTTTATCTTTAATCCAATATCATCAACACCTAATTCAGTTGTTTTACCGATAGGATTATGATAATCATGGTTAAAAAGGATGATAGGATTATTTTCATAATTACCTATTCCACCTTTTGACCAAGCATTAGGTTCTATAATATCCCCAGCTCTGTCTTGATCATTAGTACTTACGTAACCTTCAATGTTTACGCTACCATCTTCATTTACATCAATTGCTTTAAAATTAGAAGTTAAGTTAAAAATTTTATTCATTTATTTCCCCTTTTTTGCAGCTTTAGCTTTTAGCTTTGCTGCAGGCTTAGGTGTAGGAGGCGGATTTGTTGCCTTCTCCCATTCCTCTGGGAAACTCACCCTGATAATTTGTAATAGCCTAGCCCAAGAACCAGTAATTCTTCTTACTGCTCTTGCTCTGTGAGGAGTATCGTTTTGAGCTATATATTCTTTCATACTCATTACTTTGCCTTTCTTAGCAAAATAATCGGCTATTGATTTACTGATTAATTTTATTCTAGTCATTGTTTTCTTCCTCTGAAGTATCGTCTTCTGAAGGTCTTCCACCTTCACTTGGATTTGCTGAGCTACCTGCTATATTTGCAGGTATTCTAACTTCATCAAGTCCGTCTAATGGTTCCATTCTCATCGCTTCTCTAGCTTCATTAGGAGTTATAATTCCTGTATTTACTAGTGATTGATAATATGCCGCTTGATCTCTCAATTCGGGTTGTAAAGCCGGAACACGGCTTACATCTTCTTGTAAATCGAATCCAAAGTACCTTTCAAATGCATAATTTATTTTTCTAACTATAGGTAGTATAGTTTCTAAATAATATAATCTAAGATTAGGTCTAATATTTGCATTATTTCCACTATCTAAAAGTAAGGGTGGTACTCCTAATGCTGATAATATAATCTTTTCATTTGCTGCAATACTTGGTTGAAAATCTAAATCTTTAAAATTTATTTCATTTAAATTATCTATTTCAAGTCCGCCGTCTAGAATTAAGGGTCTTCGTCCTCCTGTGTTAGGATTGTACCTAACTCTCCAAGCCGCTAACATTCTTTCTTTAATTTTCTCGCTAAGAGTATTTGGGCTTTTTAGTACTAAACCTGGTACTGCTCCATTCTTAAAGAAATTATCTTGAAAATTCCTCATTGAACCTAAAAGCTTCATGGTTCTCCATGCTGGTTTTAGTCTAGGAACTCCTCTGTAGATTGAATTAAAAGAATTTTCTTTTACATGTATAATCTCACTAGGAGTATAATCAACTTGTCCCTGATAAATGTATTTAGTTATATACTGAGTTTCATGGGTTTCTATTTCTATGTTACCTGCGGGTAATTGATATAAGTGTCTACCATCAAAATATACAAAAATATTACCGTCAATTAACAAATCAATTATAAGGTTGCGTTTAAAAGAATTAATATCTTGAAATGGGTTTGGTTCTATATTCAATAAGAGATTAACTCTAGATTTTCTTATATTTTTAATAATTGGATCTAATCCAACTATTTTATCTCCCACATCAATCGGTATCTCAGCGACATCATCAACTATCATATTAACGCCTCGATTAACAACCTCTTGTTGTTCGTAAGCATTTCGATAGTTTGTTGGGGTTTCACGACTAGTAATATTGAATCCCTCATCCCTTGATATAAAGGGTTGTGCAGGATTTAATTTTTCTTCTAGTTGTTGTCTCCTTCCCGGAATTAAGCCATCGTACCAAGCCATGTTTTTTCTCTCTGTTTCTCCACCCAACGGGGTTGTTTTTTTGCCGTTATAAATTTAGGTTTTTTCCCATATATTGAATGTAATCTTAAATGGTGTGTATGACAAAGAGTCACCGCATCTTCAAATAATTCTTTAGAATGTTCTTTTATAAATACATCTCTAACTTGAATTATTCCTTCAGCTGAATCAATCTTAAAACCATTCTTTATAAGCCATCGTTCCAATAATTCAGTCAAACTATAATAATGATGATAATCTAAGCTTTCTTTACTACCGCAGATATAACATTCAATGTCTTTTTTATATCTAGACTTTGCTCTATCTCTTATATATTTTACCAAGTCTCGCTTAAGATTCATTTATTCCAGCCTTATAAATAATTATACTAAAAAAGTATCGTTTTGTCAAGAACAATTTTTTTCTAGGTGTACCTATTTAAAAAGTTGTCGCTGTTACCTGAAATGTATAAAGTGCATATCTAAGCGCGTCTGCCATATGAGAGTATTGATTATGCTTCGGCTTTTCTCTCATCAAATTAGGATTTGCATCCCACTGATATTGATCTAAAGCTTGTAATGCATGATGACAAGTTTGATCTACCACTAAAGTATCATTATCAACTATCGCTGCAACATGGGCTATTCCATCTAAAACTGATTTTTTTGCATTGATTGTTGAAATATCAAAATTCTGTGCAAAATCAAACCTAGTTTGCTGTGCTGCGGAGTCAATATAAATATAGTCTACATCCCATTTATCCATTAATTTTCTAATTTTAATAGCGTGATATTCAGTAGTTCTTTCAGCTTCTAAATATTCATCTACTAAATAAAACTTTTCTTTATCCCAATTATATCCAATTACACAGAACGCAGTCGGGTCTTTATAGCCAACATCGAGCCCTGCAAATAAGTCCATTTTTGAAGTATCAATCTCGGATAAATCTGAAATACAACTTGCGTAATCAAAGTTCCAAACCTGCCCTTCGTAAACATTAAAGTCTGCAAGATATTCTTGACTGAACTCTGCCTCTGACATAGTTTTTTTAGCTTCTGAAATATCATCTTCGTTATGTCTTGGGTTTTCATGATAACTTGATTTAATTGAGATCCATTCTGGGTATTCATCGTTATATCCTCTATTATAAAAATCTGCAAACCAATTATTCCTTCCTCTAGGAGTTGAAATAAAAAGTGCTTTACT